TACATTTTCCGGACTTTTTAGATGAAGAATTCTATTTACAACTTACGTCTGAGCGTCTTGTTAAACGATATTCAAAAGGAATCCCGCGAATGGAGTTCGTACGCACGCGTCAGCGCAACGAAGCGCTTGATTTGATGTGTTATAACCTCGGAGCTTTTCGTTCGTTAAACGCCAATATGCCGGTTATTCAAAAAAGGTTAGAAGAAGTCAGGAAAGTAGATAAACCAAGAATTAAATCAAATAGACGAAACTGGGCAACTCAATGGTAAAAAATTATGGCAGATTTATTTGACAGCACCAATTATCCGACAACCGAACCGGAAATTTTGGTCATAGGCGACCGGTGGGTCTGGAAGCGCACAGACATCGGAACTGATTATGCGCCGAGCTCCTACGCACTGAGTTATAACGCACGCTTACTCGGTACAGGTTCAACAACATTTTCGATAACGGCTTCGGAGTCCGGTACAGAATACATCGTCGAGGTAGCCAGCTCTACAACTTCTTCACGAACAGTTGGCGTATATGCCTGGCACATGTACATCACTAGAAGTTCGGACTCCGAGCGCATAGCGCTTGATTCAGGCAAATTCGAGTTAAAAGATAATTTAGCAACTTCTTCTGCGGATCAGCGTACTCATGCAGCTAAGATGGTCGATTACTTAGAAGCAACACAGGAATCATTAGCACAAAAATTAACATCTTCTTACAGCATCACAGACCGTTCAAATACATTGCGTTCAATGGATGAGGTGTCCGTTCAATTAAATTATTACAGGGCAGTTTATAATCGCGAATCAATGAAAGATCGAGCAAAGTCCGGACGGCGTACAGGGCAAAACATTCTAGTCAGGTTTTAATTATGGCATGGTGGAATCCAAAGTCATGGGGAGAAACAAGAAATCAGCGGAGATTGTACCGGCGCAATTATACCGGTGCATCAACTTCGAGGTTATTTCATAACTTTTTAGGAAATTCAACATCCGCAGACAAGGAAATACGACCGGCTCTCCGTAGGCTTCGGGATCGATGTCGTCAGCTGGCGAGGAATGAACCGATTGCAACAAAGGCGCTACAGGTATTCCGCACGCAAGTTGTTGGAGATAAAGGATTGCATCTCCAGGTTCGCGCAAGAAACCTTCCAAGAAACGGCGAGCTCAAAGGCGACCTGGACATGGCAGGAAACGATATCTTGGAAAGGCTCTGGAAGGAATGGGTGAAGAAAGGAGTCTGTGAAATTACTCAGAAGCTTTCATGGATAGATTGTCAACAAATGGTTCAGGAAGGGCTAGTCAGGGATGGCGAGGTATTAGTCAAACATATACGCAACGCTGATAATCAATTTGGATATGCACTGCAATTCCTTGAGCCGGATTACTTGGATGAGGAATTAAACAAAACATTAGACAACGGCAACCGTATTGTAATGGGCGTCGAATTAAATGCTTTGAATCGTCCGGTTGCATATCACTTACATTCAGGAGCACATCCATATGACGAGGTAGGAGTAACCGCAGGACGAGTTAGAGTTCCAGCATCCGATATGCTCCACATATACCGGTCTGATCGTTGTCAACAAACTCGGGGAGTTCCACTTTTCGCGTCCGTGATGGATAAGATTCATCAGTTAAACGGATATTCTGAGGCGGAATTAGTAGCTGCAAGGCTCGGTGCTTCCCGCAGTCTTTTTTTGAAGACTCAGGACGGTGTTGGCTACGCGGGAGACGATTTTTCTGATGAAGCACCAATTCTCGATGCGGGCGAGCCGGGAAGCATAACACAATTACCGTCCGGCGTGGACATTGTGAGTCCATCAATGGATCACCCTAACGGAGCTTTTGCAGATTTCCACAAGGCAATGCTCCGCAGTATTGCAACCGGTTTGGGTCTGGATTATGTGACGTTATCTTCAAACCTGGAGTCGGTTTCTTACTCGTCGATCCGTTCCGGAACGATTGAAAGCCGTGATAATTACCGAGTGCATCAAAAGTTCCTTGTGGAGCATTTTGCAGAGCCAGTATTCAGACAATGGTTAACGCTTGGAATGACCAGCGGTGCAATCCCATTTCCGATTGAACGCTACAACAAATTTGCAAATGCAGCGATATTCAGGCCACGAGGCTATCAATGGGTCGATCCACAGAAAGAAGTAAATGCAGCAATTTCAGGATTGCAAAATGGCTTTATGACTTTCAGCGATGTATCTCAGCAAATTTCCGGACGTGATGTGGAAGAAACCTTCAGTACCCTACAAGCTGATTTAGAAATGGCAGATCGATATAACTTAGAAATTAACCTTGAACCGCTAGGAGCAAAGAATCCGGCACAACCTAAAGTAGATGAGGTAAGCGATGAACAAACTAACGAATGAAGAACGCAAAAAGTTTGAAGACTTGGAGACGCGGACTATTGCCTTAGAGTTCGAGAGAGCCGAAGGTGAGGACGACCGCCGTTTCTCATTGTCTTTTGCATCTGAAGAACCGGTTATGCGGAGCTTCGGGTGGGAAATTTTAAGTCATAGAAGCGAGGACATAGATATGGATTTTATATCGTCCGGTCGTGCTCCGCTTTTATTAAATCATGATCCAGAAGTCCAGATTGGCGTAATAGAATCCGCGTCTATTGATGAAACTGACCGGAAGTCCCGTGCAGGAGTACGCTTTGGAAAAAGTGAGCTCGCATCAGAGATTATGCAGGATGTGAACGACAAAATCCGGACTAACATTAGCGTTGGCTATTCTGTTACACATTTAGAAAAGCAGGATGAACAACGCGAAGGCGTGGACGTATATCGGGCTGAATGGGCTCCGCTAGAGGTAAGTTTAGTGAGTATTCCGGCGGATCGTACAGACATAGGTGTGGGTCGCGCTGAAATTCAACAACCAATTATTCAGGAAACTAAAATGGAAGAACAAGCAAAAGTTGTAGAAGAAACTCCAAGTGTCGATGCTGACAAGATTAAGCAAGAAGCACTTGCAGATGAACGTCGCAAAAACAAGGAAATACAAGCTCTCGGAGTTCGCCACAACAAACGCGACTTTGCAGATGAATGTATTGCTAATGGAATGGACATAGAAACTTTCCGTGAGAAATTACTGGAAAGAATTGAGTCCAAGCCACTAACACAACTCGACGAACCAGTAGACATTAAGCCGAAGGAAGCACAACGCTATTCATTCTTGAAAGCATTGAATGCAAGTTCTCGCGGTGATTGGAGCGGAGCAGGATTTGAAGCTGAAATGAGTCAGGAAATGGCTCACAAGTCTGGCAAGCAACCTCAAGGGTTCTTTGTTCCTGACTTTGCATGGCGCTCTGATTTCTACACTGAAAAGCGTGAGCTCACCGTAGGTACTGCTGCGGAAGGTGGATATTTTGCTCCATCCGCACAACTCGGTAGTGAGTGGATTGGTGCACTGCGCTCCAAGATGATATTGAGTGAGCTCGGTATGCGAACCATGTCAGGTTTAACAACCAAAATTCAGATTCCAAAGATTGCAGGAGCAACTGCGGGATTTGTTGCTGAGTCCGGAGACGTTGGCGATAACACTCAGGCAACTTCTCAGATCACGATGCAAGCCAGAACTTTAGGCGCACGTACAACAATTTCGAGATTATTAATGCTTGAGAGTGATCCAAGTATTGAACAAATCGTTCGCGATGATCTGGTCAGTGCAATAGCGTCTGAGATTCAAGACGTTGCCCTCGAGGGTGGAGGGAGCAATGAACCCCAAGGGGTAATAGGCACCAGCGGTATCGGGGCGGTAACGATGGGCACAAATGGTTCGGCTCCTACTTGGGCGTCTGTTACTGGTCTTGTCAAGGAAGTTGAAATCGACAACGCCGTATTAAACGAAGGTTCACTTGGGTTTGTAACTAATCCTAAAGTGAAATCCAAAATGGCTAATACTGCAAAGGTTTCATCTTCTGATTCTGTGATGATCTTGAATGAGCCGTGGACGTCCTTGTATGGATATCCAATTCGGTTCACAACTGATTGTCCTAGTGACTTAACTAAAGGGTCAAGTAGTGGAGTTTGCTCTGCAATGATCTTCGGAGATTGGTCACAGCTTCTGATGGGAAGTTGGGGGAATTCTCCTGATGTACTAGTCGATCCATATGGCAACAATGATGGTGGCGTTAAGATAATCGTATTTAGCGAAATCGATCTTGCCGTGAGGCACGCGCAGTCCTTTGCAAACATCATTGATTATACAACTTGATGAAACTCAAGTTTAAAAGGACTTGTTCAGTTAAGGGTGCGGTTGTAGAAGCGGGTGCGTCAATAGACGTAGACGAAGAAACAGCCCACTCCTTAATTGCAATGGGTAGAGCCGAAAAACATTCCGGCGGTTCTTCTGAAAAAAAACACAAACCAAAGGCTAAGTCATGAAAATTAAAATCTTGGAAGACTGTGATTTTGAAGGTCGAGCTCTCAAGAAAGGTGACACAATCTTGATGGATTCAAATGAAGCAGGGCGTCTTTGTGAAACAGGCAAAGCCACACCAGAAGAAACTAACCGATCCGTCGGTTTGAAGTCTTCTAACGTGGAATCGCCTACAAAACGCAAGAAGTAGCATGGCGGTCGAATCAGATGAGATGCGGTTGGAGTTTCTCCAGGACTTCGGGAGCTCCAGCTGTACGTTCACAGATACCAGCGCATCAAGCGCCAGTACAATCACGGCTATGCTGAAACGCGAATATTTCGAGGAATCAGCTGGTGAGGCGACAGTGCAATCATCGTCTCCTGTTGCGGTTGTGAGGACGGCGGATGTTCCAAATGTTGCACATAGCGACACGTTAGCTATATCTGGCGTCACCTACACAATCGTCGAGGTTTCTCCTGATAACGAAGGCATGACGCAACTGAGGCTACGAGTTTAGGATGGCACATTTGCGACAATCAATTCGTGAGCGGATCGCAACGGATGTCACTGGTTTATCTACAACTGGAAGCAACGTATTTCAATCACGAGTTTATCCGGTTGAGGATGGTTCGCTTCCCTGCTTGCTTGTTTACACAACGAGCGAGGAATCGGAGGTGGACACAATGGAATCACCGCGTGCAATGAAAAGGCTTTTGAATGTAATTGTGCAGGGGG